TCTTTTTTTCATTTTCGTCATATATAATCGTCCCATCGGTATCAGGATGAGTTTCGTTTAAATACAACAGAGCAAGGATGTCACCCATCATCTCATCAGTGTGGATGAAGTTTGGCTCATCCTGACCTTCCGGGGATTGGCGTATGAAGTTGTATACAGTTTCATACTGCAACCCAAAATAGTTCTCGATGAAGTGTTGGAACTCATCATCATTCCGTGGCTGAATGCCTTTGAATACTTTATCAGCGTTAAAGACTTCTTCAAATCCATAAGACAGAGCATCACGCACGTATGCGGTTGGGTCTGTCAGTACATTGTCCAATACGATTAGATTCATAATTTGATTGTTATTTGATGGTCGAACATACGATAGAGTTTTTCCCCATCGACATAAAACTCATATTCACTGTCCGGCTGAAAGCACACCTTGTCTCCGGGAAGTACACCGTGCCGGAGCAGTTCGGTGTTAGGATACACCATCACTCCCATTAGGGGCTCGTGTGTCGTTGGCTTCTTTACATAAGACTCCTCAGGCGGGATTGGTCTTACAAAGCAGTATCTGTCATATGCGTTCCACGTGGAACCATTTCGGTATAAAAAGAATTGGTCAGGTTCTATGAAGAATAAATCCTCCTTGAAAAAACTCTTGCCACTCTTTCTCCTGCCCTTGATGTCATTGTAAAATTTAAAAGTATTGTGATGCACAAGAAGGGTATCACCCTTTTGTATTGGACCACTGTACCCCAATGGCAACTCAATTACCTCAGCCTGACGATTTGAAAAACGATGGTCCTCCTCAGACGTATTGAATATTACATCAACACCTGCTATCTCTTTGGTATTGTCATACCGCTTACCATCTATAGGTCTCGCTATAAAGTAAAACGGTGACTGCATCATATATTGATATTGTATTCAATAGAAACAGGAACCGTATCATTAAACTCCTTCCAAAGAACTACCTCATTCTTTTCGTTAATGATGTAAATCTTGATAGACTTCTTAACCTCATCGTATCTGATGAGGTGAATCTCCTGAGACTCGTTAAGAACCTTTTGCCCTACTATATAGTGCATAGCCCCGTTCTTGTAGTCGGGACCTACCGATATCTTTCTGATATCCATGTTTCATTTGATTTGATTTTAAATTCCTACTTTCCATACGTTAACGTCAGATGATGGTACATTACTCCACCCTCCTACAAGAGTATGGGTATAAAGACCTCCCCTATCAACTCCTGAGCCGTCACGCATAATTTCCCAAGTGAGAATATCTCCCGCATTTACCTGCAAAGGAATGGTTAATTCATATGGAGTGGATACCCCTACGCTATCAATCTCAACCATCTTAGATGGAGATACTTGAATGCCGTTTATCAACGCCCTAAACGCAATAACCGCAACGCCACCTGACGACCCCTGCCTTTCAAAGTTTGCATACCCATTGAAAAGATATAGCCCACCCTGATTAAACAATATTACTCCGTTTGCAAACAACTGAACAGGTGTACTTAGGTTTCCTTGGTCAGGACCAAATCTTACTTGAAGTGGTATGTTTAAGCCGGAGGGTTCTTGGTTCACGTTTGATGCACTTGACAATACAGGAGTAACTCCTAAAGCCAAGCCACTAACTATAAATCCCTTGATATCATTAATCTGATAATTCTTGGTAATGTTTGAATCATCAGCATCACTGCCAATTAAAATATCCAACCCGTTAATTGAACCATCAACGGGATATGTACTAATTCGTGCCATTTTGTTTTCTTGTTATTTTTCCGGTTTGTATATTGATAATAGCATCATTGCCATACTTCAACATCAAAGCATTTTCGTGCTCGGAGAAATCAGAACGAAGCAAATCAATCTGCTTTAAGATTGAATGCTTCTGCAATGAGACATCAGCAAGATGGCTTTTCATCTTGTTGAACTCAGTGTGCATCGCTTGGGTTTTACCCAATTCTTCCTCTGTCAAAAATTGCTTTGTGTTCGGTTCAATTTTTACTGTTTTCATTTGATTTGATTTTTGTATAATACAAAGGTAATTATTTTTCCGAGGACTTCTTCCAACCTATCTCACGCTGATATCTTACGCCTACCCCCTGACTCGAATAGGTCAGGTTGAACACATTTCGGTCTTGCCTATACCCAATGGACGCATCCCATCCTTTTACAGTACCACCAACCCCTATGACGATAGCCTTGTTACGCTCCTCAATGATTGCCGTTGGTCTTCGGTTTTGGAATATAACCTCCCGGCTCGAAATACGATTCTTGAACACCAACTCATTCAATACAATCAAAGCACTACTGTCATTCTTGACAGTATCCAAGTAGTGAACTTTGGCATAATAGTCCTTCAGTATAGCCATTGTATCAATGGGAGTAAGGACATACTGAGTATCTCCCGGCTGCCAAACAGTATCGTAAATAGGGATGGTATCCGTATGATGCACCGCATATGGCGTAGGAACACCCTTATATACGGTGTACGGGATAGAATCCCCCGGGAGATATTTAATCTCCGGAGGTATTGGGGTTGAGCACTGACGTAGAAAGAGCCACATAATCGCAGCCCCTATAGCAAAAAATAATAGGTTACTTCTTGCTCTTTCCACTACTCTTAGCCTTTGGTTGCTTGGTAGATGCCTTTGGTTCTACAACCACAATAGGCTTCTTAGCGGTCAAAGACTTCAGCATCTCAATCAGTCCGGGGTGCGGATATACGTCAGTTTTATCCTTGCGTACTGAATTGTGGGTGTAGACACCGGGTTGAGCAGATAATGCTCTTGAGCATATTCCCCATATGTCATCGTTGTAGTCCAACGGAATCTTATATCTATCATTCCAAAGAAGTAATAATTCTTTTACTGCCTCAATCTGAGCGTCAGTGTAATTGTGCCAAAACTGATGACCTTTGAAAGGAGTGTCCAACTTAATCACTTGGTCCAAAGGAACCTCACGATTAACGTAGTTGACATACTTGCCTTTGCCAACCTCTTTCAGGAATCCCCAATTGCAAATCTCAATACCAATAGACAATTTGTCTAATGGCTGAAATGCCAACCCCTGATTATTGAAGGTATTAGTTTTAAGTCCCAAATGATATGCCCACTTTGTGGATGAGAATCCCTGAGCAATCAAACCCTTAGAATCAATAACAACGCAGGTTGCTACCCGGTCACGTGTTTGCTCCCAATACTTGAATACACCCTCAGCATTGTCATTACCCGCAGTATGATGCAGATAGATTTGTTTTTTAGGAGTTTCCTCATTGATATAATGGGCAGCCCCAAAGGTTACTTGTTTGATATTCATTTTCCTTGTTTTTACTTAGTCTTTTTTGTGATACTTTAAAAACATCTTATAATGGAACATAACAGCCCAAGTAAATACAGCAGCAAGACCTACATTCATTAAAACCTGAGTTACATTTGGACGACTTAAAGTCAAAACATTTAAAAAAGAACCCACTACAATAGCAGACAATCCAAACTTCAGACTCCAATGAGATATAAAACCCCATTTATGCACAACAGAAGACGCTTTGCCATACAACTGCAAAAAGAAAATCATCCCCGACAGTGTGAGGATGATGTTCGCTATGAGGTTAAGAATTAACATTTTTATCAGACTTTATATTACCAATATACTTTTCATAGAGAACTTCAATTATCTTTAATCCACCAAAGCCTATCACAAATGCAAAGCCGTATTTCAAAGACTCGCCATCAACTCCGAGAAGGTCAACCACAACAGGTGTTAAATAGTTTGCACTCATCGTACCACCTATTACGGAAAGCACTTGCTCACGCAGATTCTGATTCTTTTGTTTACCTACGAGAAGCAAAGAACCAAAGAATCCACTTACGGCTAATCCAATGTTTAACCCTATGCTTATCAAAAACTCTTTCATTCTTAATTTATTAATGAATCTTGATTATCCCAACTTTCATCTAAAACTTCAACCCATTGCATAGTATCATCATAGCTTGTGTGCTTGATGATTGAATACAAATCTAATTGCGTTGGATGCTGTCTTGGTTCTGCCCAACGAGTAGTAGTACCGTTATATCC